TTCTTCATAACCCTTGGCGGTACACTCACCGAAACCAAGAGCATCACACAATTCGCGTTCCATGCTTTCTAGATCATCCACATCGCCGGGCATTTCAAACTCGAACATAGGGAAGATCAAATCGTGCCGTCCTGGCACGGGATTGGGTTCTTGTCGATATGAAGTTGATACACAGAAGTATCCAGTATCGACAGGCTTCTTAAGAAGTTCATACTCCAACCACATCTGACCGGTCTGGGGTAGAGGCCACACCTCTCCAGAATAATCATAAGTAGAAACTGTAGTAGGATCCTCACATGCCGCGAGAATCGAAAGACGATTCTGCGTATGAACTTCAAGAAATCCCTTATCCAAAAAGAAGTTTCGGAGTTTTCCAACCGCACTAGTAAAATCCACGGGACAAATCAATTGTGTCATACTTTTCTCCATTCATTAAGTTTAAGAACTGCTTCTAAACCAGAATAACTGTTCTGGTCAATAATCTTTTCAATCTTTCGTGTAGACATGGTATACACCATATCATTTATATCTTTTTCTTTCATGGTTTGTGGCCACACACATATGGTCTTTCCTAACTCAATAAGCCTTTCGTTATATCGTACTATTTGAAGGTTTCTTGGTTCATTATCCAGAACATACACACCATCACTGTTTTTAAGATGATCTGGAATCTGATCGAGGGCACCGGCGCCCACCATTGCAATAGAATTTCGTAAGAAGAGACTATCAATCGGACCTTCAACTATATAGATTCGTTTTTTGGGATCAACTCTCCACTGTCCGTACCATAGTCTATCAGACGACTTGTCGCTCTTTACTGTGAGATACTTTACTGTATTCCTAGCATTGTATTCATCTTTAAAATTTATTGCTCTACCTTGAGCAGCAACAACATTACCTTCTTTATCAAAGAAAGGAATTACTAACCTTTCTTCTTTTCCAACATGACCATATCCTTCCGGATCTAGTCTCTTTGAAAATGCCCCGAAGTTGTCTGTGAAATATAACTTATCCCAATGATGTTTTGGTATTTGCCTCATGTTAACAAAATTAACAACAGGATGATCTGCGGGTAGGTCTGCTATACAAGGAACCCCCTTCAGTAATTTGGACTTACTTTTGAATTTTGGCTTAGAATTGAACTTAAACAACTCGTCCCTTTCTGGTTTCTTATAATTAGATTTACCATCTTCGCCGCCCTTGAATCGCTCTAAGGCATACTCCTTGCAAAGTGCTGGAGAAATCTTATCTAAAAAATTATATAGATTAGATCCATAGTTGCAATTGTGACATTTAAAGAAGAAGTCATTATTCTTCTGATAAAAATATCCTCTTGCCTTATTTTGATTCTTACTGGAGTCTCCACACACCGGGCATCTACAGTTGGCCAGGTTGTCCTTCTTCCACTTGAACTTCTGTAATTGTGACGATACTATATTAATGAATTTTTTATCTATAAACGAACTCATCTTATATATTCCAAGAAGTAAACCTATCTTTCCCCGATGCAAATTTTGACTCAAAATTATTACCATCGAAACCAGAACCTAATGTAGTTTCTGTCTGGTTTGATTCTACCAGACCAGTCTGCTCATCTTTTTTCACATCAGACAATTTCATTTTTGATCTGTCAATTCCTAACAAAAACTTGCGATTCACAACAGTATCATTATACCTATTTTTGAGTTGTTTTACAAGTACTTGGTTATTTTCATCTAATTCTTCGGTTGATATGAGTGCGAACATGAAGTCAGCAGTCGCAGGGAGTCCGAATGATTCAGATGTATCTTCAAGTCCAACGTCTGTACTGGAATATCCCTGCCTATTTGTCTGTGTTGCAGAAAACACAGGTACATTGTATTCCACAGCCATACCTCTTAGTTCTTCTGCAATGGATTTAACATATTGATATGTGTTTGTATTGGAACCCGGTTTGATTCTAGAAGAAGCACAGATGTTAAGATAATCGATAAAGATGACATCAGGAATAAACTTCTTCTTGATTGCAAGTTCGTCCAATAGAATTCTAAAGTGATTCGCGTTTGCTGTTGCAGTCGGATACTCTTTAATAATAAGAGTTCCTGCCATACCACCAGTTGCTGTTTCCAACTTCTTGTCATACATCTGCTTTGGTAGTTCTTTCAGTGTATCCATAGTAACGTCCATAAGATTGGCATCTATTCTCTCTGCAATTCTTTCTTCTGCCATCTCGCATGTAATATAGAGGACATTGAGATTCTGCGTAAGACAATTTGCTGCATGGTGACACATGAACAAAGACTTACCAACACCAGTACCAGCCATTACAATATTCAATGTCTTCTGTGGTGTTCCTCCGGCCGTAATTGTATTGAAGAACTCTAGATCAAACGGAACTTTCTTTTCTACCTTATGATAAAACTTGAATCGTTCATCAGCATCAAGAATATAATCGTGACCAATGTGCGTATCGAAGGAGACAGATAACGCCTCTGAAAGAATGTCGGGAATTGCTGTCTCTGCTTTTGTCTTGGACTTTCCATCAATGATATGAATGGATTCCATGATAGCATTATAGACTGCTTTGTTCTTACAGAAGCGTTCTGTCTCCTCAGTAAGCCATTCGGAATTTATATCTTCACTTTTCTCCAACGAATCCACAAGTTCTGCACAATCCTTGAACTGTTGCTCATTCATTGAACTATTCTTATCGATGTCGATCATAAGCGCCTCCTTTGTGGGGAGGTTGTTATAGTTCAGTATAAAACTCTTAAGAACTCTGAACACTGACTTCTCAGTGTGATCATGAAAATATTCCGGTTCTATAAACGGAATGACTCGTCTCGAATACTCGTCATTGTATAAGAGGTTCTGTAAAATTATATGTTCTACAGTTTTCACGCAGTTGCTTCTCCTCGCAAGAAGTCTTCTCCTACTTCTTCTATTTCCTTACTAAGTACGTCCAAAAGAATATCTCCAAGAACATTGACAAATTCTATATTATGTTCTGTTAGATTTTCCTTTGTGAACGTATCAGGACACTCAATAACATTGAACCTGAAATTACACCGAACCCCATGACCGTCTTCTTCCTCGAATGTGATCTTGCCAAATTCTACAGTGACTCCCTCATAAGGACCGTCAAGTAGTTTCACAGGCACATGTCCTGTTAGTCCAATCATGTCTTCATCATCATTATACTCATACTTCGTCGTCATCTGAGTTACTCCCATACTTAAATTCTTTAGATGCTGCTTCTTCTAGTTTATCCATTACTTCCGTTGTGAAGTACTTTTCTGGATTGGCGTTAATCTGCTTTTCAAATGCAGTCTTTCCGTCAGGTAGTTCAATTCTGGTTGACACCTTCTTGAATATATTATACTTAATTGCAAGATCTGTCAACCCATAATACGGATTTAATCCAGTATCATAGTTTAACTGTACTTGTACTTCTTTATTTTCTTTCGTAAATCTACCTTTGAACAACTTACATCGAATGATATTGCCAATAATATCGGTTCCATCCTTGTCTTTCTTCTTTGAAAGATACACAATCGTAGAAGCGGCATACTTCAAACCAGAACCACCACCCATTTCTTTCATTGGAACATAAGCACCAACAACATCATAAGTGTGGTTGGTCATGATGAGTGGGATGCCTGCTTTACCAAGTTTAAGGGTAAGCACTCGGAATGTTGCTTTGATCACTTGCGCCCTAGTCATGTCACGGGTGGACTTTCCTTCGGCGGTGTCATTCATTTCCTTCTCGGTAGAAAGCATACCGAGAGAATCAAGAACAACGAATACCGGCTTGCTGTCTTTTGTTTCGATATACTTATCAACAATATTGATCGCTTGGTGTCGGAACCCCTCTACAGTGGCAACAGGAAACACTGCAACCCTAGACGGATCCATTCCTCGCTCAGAGATCATGTCCGAAGTGATTGCCTGCTCTGTATCAAAGTAGAGAATGACACCTTCGGGATTATCATCAAGAAACTTCTTACACATGCTCAGTGCAAAGTATGTCTTTCCTGTTGCAGACTCCCCTGCAAGTGCCATGATTTTGTTGTTAGGGATTCCACCATACAGCGAACCCGACAGCAGAGCATTAAAAGCATAGGAACCAGTATCAATAAAACCAGTAACATCACTCCCGTCGATTCCTTCTGATGCAATCCCCGCATATTCGTTTCCTGAATCTTTAATTATAGTTTTTAGAAAATCACTCATTTTCATCCCTTCTCTATCTTTGATAAAATCTCTCGTAGTGACTCACACTTGTTGAGAGTTTCATTTAGAATATCGGCAGTACACAAAGGATCCTTTGTCATTTCCCGTGATCTTGCCACATATTTCTCCAGTAATTTTGTTAGTTCATCGTGTAATATATTTTGCTCTGTTAGTGCTAATGATACGGTCTTCATGAAAAGAACTCCTCCAGTGTATTAGACTTTTCATGATTCCAACCAATGCTATCTAGTATGGTTTTTAGTGGATCAAGAAATGTCTTTTGAAATTGTGTTTCGTAGTCAATAAAATCTTCAAGTTTAAATTCCTTTGGAAGAGAATTAGGAAATGATATAACTTGATCGTTTCCCATCGCTCCACCCATCGGGTTTGGTTTCTTGAGGTAAACAAATTTAATCTTGTCTCCCTCTAAAATCAATCTATACTTTCTGTCAAGTCCCATCTGTTCTATGTGATGATTATATATTAAAGCACCCTTCACGGCAATCGGAGTGGACTTCCTATAAATGTTCGTCGGATCTCTGTACTTATCTAGTCCAGAAACTCCCCGTGGAAATGAGATGTCCTCTGGTTCTAGTCCGAAGAATTTGTTCTTGAAAGTATCAATCCTTTCGATCACGGTATCCTCATCGGTATTCATTATAAGATCAATAACACTCTTCAGTTCTCCCCGAACTACCTGCGGGGTAGAACTTCTGGTAGTCTCAATACCCATGATCTTAAGTTTAGGTTCAGCATACCGAACACCTTCCGAATCATATACATTCAACATGTATCGTTTCTTGGCAGTCCAAATACCCTTGTCTGCAATAACTTCTCGTCCCATCACCATCTTGTTGCTATATGCATTCATCATTGAAGCGAGTTCATTATACTCTCGTTCGATGAAAGGTTCAATGATTTTAGTACAAGACTCGTCAAGAAAATCAACAATAGAATTAGGATCTAGATCTTTCTTGTAGACCTTATCAACAAGATCGCCAAGGGAAATATAAACACTATCCGTATCGCTTGCAATGATATAATCTTTGTCCTCAGATCCAAGTGTATCGTTAAGGAAATTATTGAGGGATCTCTGAATCCATCGAATACTCAACTGCCCGGATAATGTAATCGCTTCTGCCATCTCGACATCAAAATAACGGAAGTACTGATTACCAATTGCACCATAAGCAGAGTTCAATTGAATCTTACGAACCAACTGGAAGTTGTTGTACTTTGCAATCTCGTTCTCTAGATCTTCTCCTGCTTGTTGACGCTTCTGACATTCGATCATCTTCTTCTTATACAGTCTTCGTTCTTCATACATCTTTTCCATAAGTGCAGGAAGAAACCCCTGATGCTTCTTGGTGTAGCATGTTCCATTTGCTGCAACGGAGTAGTCCATAGACTTAAACTTTTCAAGTTTTTCATGACACCCCTTGTGGTACATTTCTGGATTGGACTTGAGGAGGTTGTCCACACCTATACCAAACCGATCATCACCAGTATTAATCTTCGTTTCTGGACTGATATTATATTGCATGATCAAGTGTGGGTACAGACTGTTCAGGTCAAAAGACACAACCCAGTCATGCATACCGACAATAGGATCCTTGACATACGCACCAGCATACTGTTCGCTCTTGTCTAAGTGCTTCTTCTGGGGGATGACAATATTGTGTTCGTCGAGGTAATGATATATGATAGCATCCCATGTCCGCACCTGACTAAAGACATCCTTGAAGTTTACCTTTGCCGAATATGCTAGGGCAATAGCAAGTTCAAGTAACTTCATCTTCTCTTCGAGTTTGATAATGAGTTCAACATCCTTCACGTTGTACTCAATGAACTTCTGAAAATCCTTTTTGTAGAAGTCCGACATGCTATCGAACTCTTCGTAGGAAAGTTTTCGCTCACCAAGTTCAACGTGGGCGATGTGATCAAGCCTGTATGATTCTTGATTCACATAGGTAAATGTGCGGTAAAGATCATAGTAGTCAAGAGTGGAAACACCAAGCAATTCATATACAAGATGTTCTCGATTCATCTTCACAACACTACGCTGCTTAATGATCCCCCACGGAGACAACTTGTTGACTTCTTTCTTCGGTAAAATCCGAGAGAGTCTATTCACCAGATAAGGTATATCAAAGAACTTCACGTTCCACCCCGTTACGATATCGGGAGACTCTTTATGCCACATGTCAAGAAACGCAAGAAGAAGTTCTTCTTCTGAATCGAAACAATAATGTTCCTCTGGTACTTTGAATTCACCCAAACCATATACAACAGTTTTACCGTTAATACTACATGTGATAGCAATCACCTGCTCATCAACCGTCTCTACATCAGGGAACCCATGTTCACATGTTGTTTCGATATCGAATGTAGCAATCTTAATATCAGACATGTCATAATCAATCTCACCTTTCTGGTGTTGGGCGATGAACTGATAGATGTATTCTGTATTCCCATAGAGATCGAACCCGCGAACATTCTTGTATTTGTTAATGAACTCACGGCACTCGGATATACTACCGGGTGATATCGGTTCAACATACTTTCCCTCTAGTGTCTGGTGTTCAGTCTTCTCATTGCTCGGCAGATAAAGAGTAGGCATAAAAGGAACACGGTCGCTAAAAGCAACCCCGTCCCGGATTCCGCGAAGCAAGATATTGTCTCCACGCATTTCTACATTTGTATAGTATTCGCTCATGTTTTACCTCGACATAAGTATATCACAATTCAAACTAAAATCAACCAGTAAATTCGGATTCTTGTCGATATACCCAGTCGCCGTTTTTAAGGCAAGGCCATGTAACACACTTTGTTGGTGTCTTGTCTGTTTCAAATTCAAAGTCTACTTGACACCATCCACTTTGCCAGAGTTCTTTATGTGTGCCGCGGCGGACATCAACTCTTTGTAGTTCTGTCATGTCCTCGCTGTGAATAGCACAACAAATAAAATCAACATCATCAACAGAATGTGTGCCTAGTGTATCTTCGGTAACTGACATGATCGTATTATAAAGAAATTTGCCATTTTTCAACAGTTCACATCCCATGTCATAATCAAAGCCGCTTTCTCTAAAATAATCTTCCCGTGTTCTTTCATCACCCAATCCATATATACCAAAATCAATCTCACTATCCTCGACACCAAACAAGACTTTGCACCTGTGAATAGATTTTCTATCCAGTTCAGTCCATTCGTCATGATCATCCCAATGTCTTGATCCTCTGTATGTTCTGCTATATGCGTGCCATATTACATTTCGTATTGGGTGAAATATGTCATATCCATGAGTATATGCACGAAGTGCTATACTAGATTCTTC